GTCCATGATCTGCTTTTGCCAATCACCGCTTGGGGTAACAACATCATCCGCAGCATAAAGACCCACTGTATTACCGGATTCATCCATAGCAGCGGGCTTTGGGACTAAAATTTTGTAACTTTTCATCTCGCTGTCCTCATAAAAGCAAGGGGAGCCGAAACTCCCCCCGCCGTTCAGCTACTTACGCAGTAGAACTACTATCAGCATCCACATTATGTCGCGGATGACCCTTGACAACAGACACGGCAATTGGAGTACCAGTGCTGTGAGTGCCAGAGAAGTCAGCGACTACGCGAACGTAGCGCTTTCCACCAACATAACCGATAGAAGCTACTTGAGGCGTTTCCGCATTATCATCCAGCGTCAAGAAGATACCGCTAGAATCAACAGAGCCGTCAGTAACACTTGTGCTGCTAGTAACAGCAGAATAAGTGCTATCGTCATCTGAATCTTCCAGAATGAAATCAATCTTAACGCTAGAGCTAAGGGTTACACCTTCAGCGCCAGTGTCTACAACAATAGTTGCCGACTCAAAGCCTTGCAGATCAATACCAGTGCCATTGGCATCGGCAGTGCGTACTGCTGGGGCTAATGATTGAGCAACAGAGATGTTATTAGCTAAATCTCTCATTATCGCCTCCTATTAAGCTGAAATGTTCTGCTTAACTATTGCTTCAGGCAGTACAACCTGCCCACCCACACGGCGACGAGCTACATATCGCACATTGCCAGAGGTTGCCTGTGTGAACGGATCACGCAAGACAGCCAGAGCAACGCGATCAACAATCATGTATGCACGACGGAAGTCACCGAAAGCCACTGGCTTTGTACCGGCTCCAACGTCAGGCATATCAGTTGCTTCAACATAGCCATAACCGAGAATTGTATTCGTAGCACCACCTTCAAGGCTCATGCCAGCTTGGAACACATACTGACCAGCAGTGTCCTTCAGCTTGCGGATAGCCGCGAGAGTAGTTCGGTTGAATACAAAAGTACCAGCCCTGCCATATTCGCTCTTGATGCTATGCACCAGAGTGATAAGGCCATCAGCAGTGAGAAGAGACGCATTACCAGAGTTTACTGACGCAACATTAGAGTTGGTCAAAATACCTTCTGGCTTGCCTACCGCATCACCGCTAACGAAAGCTGTGCCTTCTGCCTTCGCAAATTGCTCTGCGAATTCAGCTTGCATTTCAGCCTCAAGATCAAAGACAGAATCTTCCAAGTCCTGCTCAGAAATGTCTACCAGCGCATAATGCTCGTGGGCTGGAATTTCTTCCAAACCTACAGTGTAGCCAGTAGTCTCTGAACGAGTGCCAGACTCAGCGACCCAAGCCGCTGCAAACTGTCCGGTACGCTTTGGCACTTGGATTGATCGCTGTGCAGTGCTGCGAACCCGAGCAATAGAACGGATTGGAGAAATCTCTGTAACCGTCTTGATCAGTTCACGCACATACTCTGGGGGAGCAAGATAGCCGCCAGTGCTGTCATTGCTGACAGTAAGCGCTTTTTTCTCGGCAGGATCAAGACCTTCAATACCTTTACGGCAATACTTGTCCCAAGCTGCATGAGTTTCGTCTATCTGCTTAGCATCAAAACCAGATGCGGGGCGACGGAGCGCTGTTTCCAGACGATCCATCTGCTCTTCCATCTTTTCTTGATGCGCCTTTTGCGCTATGAGTTGCTGATTTACGTCTTCCAACGAATTCATTTTCGCTTCAATAGCGTCAATTTTTCCGTCCAGAAGGGGATCAGCAACACCTTTAGCTACATTCTCTAATTTCTGGTCATAGGCTTTCTTGAACTCGTCAAAAGCCTCGCCCATTTCAGAGACTGCATTCTTGATATCATCGCTCATGATGATGTCTCCTTTACAGATGTTTGAGTTTATTGGTTAAAGAGCTTAATGCCTCAACAGCACTGCCCTCATCACTAACTTCAGCCTCTCGCTGATTAAATGCCTTATGTACGGCTTTAGCCGCAACCTTGGCCTCTGAACGGGATAAACTGAAAGCCTCGCGCAACCCGCCTTCCCATTCCCTGATAGATAGCTCATCGCCTTTGACCGAACGAACCCTAGCTTTGGGATTCATCGGAAATGTTACGAGGCTTATCTCCATCAATTCTACTTCTTTGATGTAGCGCCGCTTGCTTCGGGAGTTGTATTCTTGCCCCTTTGGAGCCACCCGAAAGCCAATAGACAACCCGTCTAAAGCGCCCATCTTCATTAATTCATATGCTTCTTTACCAGCCTGTGTGCCGAGAGCCAATCGGCCCTTCACCTTGAGGCCGTTTTCATCCTCTTTTATGGATTCAAAGACCCCGATAGGCATATCGGACTTGTGCTGGTATAGCATTTTGACGCCCTTCGCGCCCGTTCTTCTCAAGGATTTAGCGAATGCACCCTGCACAACAACGTCATTACCGAGGTCTTTGTTGTTGAATATAGAGCCGTAGCCCTCAAAAGTGCCTTTCTCTTCGTCATCCTCACTCTCATCCATTGCCTTTATGTCTGAGGTTATTTCTACAAACTCTTTTCTTGCCTCATCCTCTTCTTCGTTATCATTGTATCCGGCTTCCTCTTGGGTTTTGCCGAACTCAATAACGTAAGAGTCCTCAGTCTCTCGCACTGCGCGAACGTGCTTTTCTTCGTCCGTGTCAATGCTCTTATCTAAGGCTGCAAGTGCATCAGCTATGCGCTGGGTAGAATTATCTACACTGTCGCTCATACGGTTTCCCTCTTTCGGGTTTAATATTTCGTGATTGGCTAATCACTTGGCGCGTAGTCTACGCTGATGGGTTTA